AAATAATTATACCTATTATCCATATACAATGACTATCTCAGCAGAAAATTATGAAGATTATAGTATTACTTTTAATTTAACAGAAAAATTAGATTGGACAATCGCCTTAGAATCTCGCGATTGGAATTATTCTCAATCATTAGCATGGAAAATATTAAATAAAACAGATACAACAATATTAAAATTAAGTGATGATGGAAATTTAGCAATAGCTGGTAATTTATATGAAAATACAAATAGTCCCCCACCAAGTGCAAATATAGTTTGGAAATTTCTTAATTTTATGTGGTTAGATGATATGGGTAATTTATATATAAAAGGAGTAGCATATTTACTAAATTTACTATGATAAATAAAAAAAGAGATAGAATAAAGAAAACACCTTTATTAATGACATTTATAATATTTAGTATGTTTATAACAGGAGGAATATTTGTTTCAGCTTTAGATTCTCTAGGAACATTTAAACAAAACGATTGTATAAATATATCTCAAGTATGTGATGATGCAACATTTATTTCTATAAGTTCAGTAACATATCCAAATTCTACAAGAGCAATAGAACAAGTTAATATGACTTCCTTAGGAAGTGGGGAATATGTTTATGAATTTACAAATACCTCAACTTCTGGAAGATATGATGTAAGAGGTATAAGTGATGGATGTGATAAAACATTTGCAACTTATTTTGAAATAACTCCTTCTGGATTTGTGGGGACATTAGGATTTTATATAATTATTTTAATCTTATCTTTAGGACTTATAATTTTAGGATATAGTATCGAAGATGCTTGGGTTATAGTATTGGGTGGAATGGGATTAATCTTAGTTGGACTATTTATTTTATTATATGGAATAAATGGAATAAAAGATAGTGCTTATACTTATAGCTTTGGAATAATAACCATAATGGCTGGAGCATACTTTGCAGTGAGGGGTGCTTTAGAAAAAATGGGTTTGAGTTTATAACTAATGATAATAAGTTATAATCGATATTTATAAAACCTTTATGATAAGATATTTACATATATACTCAAGGAGTTAAAAATATGGAAATAAGAAAAGTTTTAGAAAGAAAAGATGGTGTGAAGATGGTTATAATTCCAAAGAAATCAGATATATTAAAAGATGACTATGTTAGAATAATTAAATTGGAAAAGGAGGTTAAAGATGGTAGAAGAAAAAAAAGAGCAAGAAAAAAGTAAAGATAATTATGAACTAAAAGAAGTTATTACAGGAACAGATACTGGAATTGGTTTGGTTGGTTCAGAAGAAGTATTTACAGATAAGGGATTACTTTTAGTGGTATTGAATACATTAAATAGAATAGAAACAAAATTAGGTAATATGTAAATGATTGGAGTAATTTTTCAATTTGGTTCAGAGATAGTAGAAGTTAGAGTAAAAGATAATAGTATTTTTTTTAGAACCTCTAACTCACAACAGTTTGGAGATATAGATGGAATAAAGTTGGATAAGTCTGGGGTAATAAAAGAATTTCCAGATTTAAAAGATAAAGAAGATTGGCAAAAACAAGCAAGGGATAGATTCAAGGAGAAAATAAAAGGTATGGAAACAGAAAAAGAACAAATAAAATATGTGATAAAAGATTTAAGTAAATATGGATATGTTGCAAAATATTTGCAGAAGTCTGGGTATCGCCCAGTGAAGGTTTAAATGTGGAGAGAAAATCTATTCAGCAATTTATTGGTCTTAGCTATTTTACTTTCATTAGGAATTATAATATACTGCAAGGTAAAAAATGTTACTCTTGTGGAATTAATAAAATCAATGAGGGAAGCATTTAATTAAAATGAATAAATTTAATACAATTATTTTAAGTATTCTTGGAGGGATAGATGTAACTCTAAAGATGTTTACACCAATAATCTTAGCGGCACTTTGGGTTATTGTTATAGGATTAAATAACTGGACAACATACTTCTTTTATGCAATGGGATTACTTGCTACGTTATTTAGGGCAATTAAGTTAGGAGGTTGGTTAAGAAGATGATTAAGCTCGTTCCAACAAATCATTTAATGAGTAAAGAGAAGATATATAAAATGTTAGATAAAGAAAAACCAGAAGTAATTGCAGTTGAATTATGTTTAACAAGATATGATTTAATGGTAGAACCTTTATTAAATAATTATATAGATGAAAAACCAAAAACAAAAGATGAAAGTTTAATAGGGAAAATATCTAATGTAATTAAAGAAAAAGCAGAACAAGAAGGAATGCAATATGGTTCTGACCAGATTAATGCCTGTCTTTATGCAAAAGAAAATAATTTACCTTTAGAATTTATAGATTTAGAAATTACAAAGACTAAAGAACTAATGGATAAGATTCCAGAAAAAGAGAAAGAAGGATTTATGAATGAATTATCTGAATTTGAAAAGAAAACATTAAAGGAGCAAACTAAAAATGTGGATGCAGAAAAGACATTAATAGAATTAAAAAATAGATTTCCAATAGCATTTGAATTCCTAGTTAATATGAGAAACCTTGTTATAATAAATAATTTACTAAAATTGAAAATAAAGTATCCAAACAAGAAGATTATTGTAACATTGGGATTGGGACATATCAAAATAGTTGAGGGAGCATTGAAATGAATATTGATAGTATCTCACTAATTAGTTTATTTATTGCAGGAATATTATCTGGAATTGGGATTGGAAGGGCAAGTTTAACAAGGAAGATTAAAAGATTGGAGGGAACATTGAATGGCTGAAAAGAAATATTATAATAAGTGTATTGATTGTGGTAAAGGTATTTCATATTATTCTATAAGATGTAGTGTATGTAATGGAAAGAACAAATTAAAGTATATTGATGAAAAGGTTAGATTAGATGGAAAAGAATCTAAAGATAAAGATTATTTATCAAAGAAAGCATGGAGAGAACAAAATAAGATTAAAGACTCTGAATCAAAAAAGAAATGGTTAAAGAATAATCCAGATAAAAGAAAAGAAGTAGAAAAAAAATGGGATAGAAATAATTTAGATAAAAAAAGAGAATATGTAAAGAGAAGTTCAAAAAAATATCCAGAAAAAGTTAAAGCAAGAAATATATCTAAAAAAGTTATATTAAAAGACCATTGCGAAAAATGTGGAAGTAGAGGAGAAAAAGGAAGGTTAGAGAAACACCATGGTAGAAAGTAATCCAGAAGTAAAGCAAGAAGAAAGTCTCAGCGATGAAGAAGCTATTTTAAAGATAGCTGCAGCAATGAAAGATGCACCTTCTCAAGAAGATAAAGTAAACGTTCATACTTTTTTACTTAATGTAGTCCAGGCAGAAAATATAAATAAGATTTCTAAGATAGGTAATTTAAGAGATGACAAAGAGATGAATGAATTAGGAAGACCTATTTGGCATGTCCGTGGTGCTTTAGATATGGCAAGAATTTCTGAAAAAATAATGGATAATGATTTCTTTGCAGAGTTTTTTGGAAAACAAGTAATAGATACATTAAACACAAGTCTATCAAGAGATGGATTCCTAATCAGACAAGCAACAACTACTACAAAATCTGTGGCAGATGTGACCAAAAGGAAAAAATATAATACTGGAATGTTCAAAAAAGGAGTTTCAGAAGAATCGGGTGGAGACCCTTATGCAAGACAAAATGTTTAAAATAAAAAATCAAAAGGAGGTAAAAAAATAAAAGATGGGGATTCAAGAAGATATTAAAGAATTGAAAGATATAGTATTAAAAAATCAAGAAGGAGTAAAGGAAAAGAAGTTTAGGTTTCCTTTCGGAAAGAAAGTAGGCAGAAGCCAAAAGAAAAAGAATTTTGTAACTGTTTTAACTTTAAATGAAAATGGAACTTATGTATTCAATAAATATCAAATAATAGACCAGACTGTAATGCACGACTTAATTCCGAGATTAGCAACTGCTGGACATGTTATATTTAATAAGAAAGGAAATCCTTTGATAATTTTACCTAATTGGAGTGTTGAACCTTTTAGTCCTTTAGACAATTATGAAAAGTCTTTAGTCAATGGACAAAACACAAAAGGATATAAAATATTGATGGCTAAAATGTTATCAGACAAAGTTAGTGAAAAACCAAAAATGGGTAATTGGGTTAAGTGGGTTATAGGACTTGTTTTTGCAGCAATAGTAATATATGCTCTTGTATCTGGTGGAGGAGCATAATGTCCTTTTCAGAAATTAAGTTGGGGGTAGAAGAAATATTTACCACCCTAATAGAAGATTCAGATGGCAGAAAGATAGGCAAGTGGGTTGCTCTTAAAAGAGATTATCCAAAAGTTATAAAGATACTTAATCATAAGTTTGGTCTTAACATGAAAATAAAGGAAGGAAAGAAAAGTCAAGATTTAGAGTGGGCTATGGGAGACTAATCGATATTTATAAATCTTCTACATGTATTTTTTCTATGAAGTTAAAAGATGTATTATCAAAAGTAATTGAAAACAAAAAAAATGGGCAATTAAATTGTTCTATAAAAAAGAATGTTCTAAAAGATACAGGAGTTTCTAAAGATGAATTATTTAATATGAATATAGATTTCAAATTAAAAAAGATTTTATTTGAGGAATGAAAATATGAAAGGAGGTAAAAAATAAATGAGATTTACAGCAAGAGAACTAAGGAACAATAAGACTCCTTTATTAAAAAGACTTCAAAGACAAATAGATAGTAAACCTCCTGTAGTGGTTGAAGAAGAAGATTTTTCTAAAATATTTAAGCACCCAAAGAAAAACAAAGAAGTTTTTGAACCAAAAATAAGAAAGCAAACAAGGTTAAATTTATATAAAACAAGAGGAGGTAGAAAATGAATTTTACAAGTAGAGAACTAAGAAATAAAGATAGAGCTTTACTTAGAAGAATAGAAAGAAGACTTCAAAAACAAGAAGAAGAACAGCCAGAAGAATGTTTTTCTAAAGATTTATTTAACATAGAAGCAGTTTCACTATTTGATAAACCAAAAACAACAAGACTTGGTCTTTATAAAAATAGAGGAATGGGTAGGAGATGAAATTAAAAGAAAGGATAAAAGATTTTTGGAAAGAAAATAAAAGAAGCTACCTTTGGTCTTGTCTTGCATTATTTTTGGTAGGTTCATTTATTGGAGTGATTAAAGAATTAGATATAGCTTCTGTTTATTTTTTTATACTTATAAGTTTTCCATCAATGTTAATCCTATCTTTTGGAGTTTGTGAAATATCTAGAGGAGGAAGGAGATAAATGGTATCAAAAGGAGTTTTGCTTAAATCGGCTGGAATAGTGGGACTTCAAAAAAGAAAACAACAAGTCAAGCAAACTCAATATAAAATACCAAAATCAAAAGCGGTTCAACCCCAACAACCCTCTCAAAGTGATTTAGAAGCACAGAAAAGATATGAATATGATTTGAAAGTATATCAATCTGCAATGAAAGAACAGGGTGAATGGGTAACAGCACAAAATTTAGTTATGCGAGGAAAAGGTTACGCTGCGAAAGGTGACCCTGGAGTATATGCAAAAGTTCAAAAGATACATAAATATCAATCTGAAATGGGAAAATATGCTATGATGAAAGCACCAACACCTCCTGGAGGAGCTTTTGTAACAACTGGGCTAACAATAACAAAAAATGTTTATGATACTGCAACTAAAACTTATACCGATTCTGCTGGAAATAAAATGTCAATGGCTTCAGCACCAAAAGGTGCAATAGTAACCGATAGTCGTTTAACAACTCCAAAGATTTCAGCACCAACAATAAGTTATGAAACAAAGAGATACCAAGATTTAGGATATACACAGCCCCAAGCAAGTAAATTAGCAAAAGAAAGTGTAAGACAAGGAGGAATGACTTTTAGTCCAGAAAGAGCAAAAGAAATAACTAAACTAACAACTAGAGAAAAGTTAAGAGACATTTATATTGCTACAAGTCCAATAACTCTTGGAGCAAAAAGAACTGTGGAAGCAGTTTCTAAATCAAAAAAAATTGTAAAACAAATAAAGGAAACAGAAAAAATAACTTCTAAGATGGATAGGTTATCAAGAGAATTAAAAGGACTCGAACAAGTTTATATAAATGAAAATGGAGAATGGACTAGTTCAGAAAAAGCAAAAGAAAGTTATTTAAGAAAGGTTAAAGAATATGAAAAGTCTCTTAAAGACTATGAAAGAATGGGGGCAGTTGTTGAAGAAGGAAAGATAACTGAACCAAAGGTAACACTAGGATTTTTTGGATTAACTAAAGAAGAACCAATTTCAAAATATAAAGGTTTAACAAGTCCTTGGTCAGCACTATCAACACAAGTAGATATTATGGGTGGAGAATATTTTGCAACGATTGGAGCAGGAATAGAAAAAATAGGAATAAAATCTCCTGAAAGAGAAATTAAATATAAATATACTACTTTAGCACCATACCCTTCTGGAACAATTCAATCTGATGTATTGACTGGAGAACCAAATTTATTTATAACAAAAGAAGGAAGTTATATAAGACCAGAAGTAACATCAAAAGAAATAGGAGAAAAGGTATACAAGTTTGGAAGTGGAGCAGTAAGTTTAGGAAAGTATGCTGTTCCTGTTGTTGGTATGGGTTTCTTTGCTGGAGAAACTGCTGGAAGAGTTCAAGAATCTGGAGGAATTAAACCTTATATAAAAGCACATCCAGGAGAAGCATTACTTACTGGAGGAATTATTTTAACTGCTGGAACATTAGGGGGAGCAAGATACTTGACAAAAGTAACTGGAAAAGAAATAGTTGGTGGAGTAAGATATTCTACAAGAGCACAAGATTTATTTGGAAAGAGAATAAGGATAAGTAGAGAAGGTGTAGAAACATTACCATCAAAGAGTTATAAATATCAAATAACAAAAAAAATATTAGTTCCAGGTGAATCAAGAGAATTATTAAGTATAGTTGGTAAGCCAGGTTTACAAGAAAAAGTGGCAGGTAAGACTATAACCTATTTTGAGGAATTAACTGGAACAGCAAGAGACATAAAGGTAGGACAAAAAATAATTGTGGAAACCCCAGAAGGAATTTTATATGGTGGAAAACCTTATGGGAAATTAGGACAATTAGAAAGAAAGAAAGTAACTGAATATTTAGAAAAACAAGGATATACAAAAAAACAAATTAACCAGATGATTAGATTCAAACAGCCAAAAGTAATAGAAAGTTCATTCTTAGGAAAAGGAAAGATAATACAAGCAGAAGATAAATTAACTTATGAATTAGCGGGAACATTAAAGTCACAACCAATTAAAAGAATTACTGAAGAGATTCCATCAAGATTAGGTCAAGGAGAGATTAAATATATAAAAATAAGTGGAAAACCTGTTGCTGGTGGAAAAGAAGGAATACAATTATTTAGAGGAATAGAAGATGTAAGGAAAGCATATTTAACAAAAAAAGGATTACCTTTTTCTAAACTTAGTCAAGCTGGAAAAACAAGAGAAACATTTGATATATTATCTTCAACAAAAAAAATAACTCCAAAAGAATTACCCCCAGTTAAATTAAAATTAGTTAAGGAAAGAAAAGGAGTATATGCTTTAGAAACAGAGGGAGCACAATTAGAATTCATTGGTGGAAAAGAATATGGTATTTATAGAGATGTTTCTATTTCTAAAAAAGTAATTCCAAGTGTAAGAAAACCAGACTTAACCAAATCAATAGTCTTAGTTGAAAAAGGAGAGCCAACATTAAAAGTAATAGATGAAACAGTAATTAAAACAACAGGATTTAAAGGAGGAGGAAAACCAAGTTCAGAACAATTCTTTAAACAATTGTATTCAATAGAAGAACAAAAACAAGTTATGGGTGGGGCTGTTTCTTCTGCAATTAAAAAAGAATTACCCACAATAAAACAACCAAGTGTAAAAACAATCTCAATTTTAGAAACAAAAGAAACTCCTTTAATGGTTGGTGGAACTGGATTAAAGACTTTACCTTATGCTGGAACACAACAATATGAATATCAAGAACTGGGAGCAATGACAATAAGTATTCCAACTCAAAAAGCATTTGTGGAAACTAGACCATCTGAAAAATTAGAAGTTATTTCAATTCAAAAACCATCTTTAAAATTTAAAACTCCCCAGTTAAATGTTCCAAAAGAAATAATTAAACCAAGAGAAGAATTTAAAATGAAAGAAGTTCTTAAACCCATTGAAAGAGTAAGAGAAAAAGAAAAGTTAAAAATTAGTGAAGTATTAAAAGTTGCACAAAGATTAAAACAAGAACAGATATTACAATTAAAACAATTATCAATTTTAAAACAACCACAGAAAGTAAAGCAACCAATAACACCAAAGATAACTCCTAAAATAAAAATACCAATTAAACTCCCATCCTTATTAAAAAGATTAGAAAAAAAAGCAGAGGAAGGGGAATTATTTGAAATATTTGTAACTAAGAAAGGAAAAGAAGTAAAATTAGAAGATACATTTACTACATTGGGTTTAGCTAAGAAAAAACTTTTAGGTGAATTGGGAACAACACTTCGTGCGGGAGGATTCATTACTCGTGGGGGAAAACCAATTAAGTTTGGAGAATTAGGAATGTTGGGCGGAGAATTTAGACCAAGCAAAGTTAGTCCATTCAAAGTAATTCAGAAAAAAGAGAAGAGACTTAAAAAAGGTGGAAGGGAAGCAAGAGAGATTCAATTCTTTCGATAACTATTTAGTGATAACTAATATTTAAGAACATTTATTATAATGTATTGTAATGCCAAAGAAAGGATATAAACAAACTAAAGAACACCTAGAAAAGAATAGAAGAAGTAAGGTAGGTAATACTTGGGAAAAGATTCATGGAAAGGAAAAGTCAGAAAAACTGAAAGAGCAATATAGAAAAAGATTTGAAAAAGACAACCCTATGATAAAAAGGGGAGGGTGGACAAATGTAGAAAGAGAAAGATTATCCAAAAAATTTATGGGAAGAAATGTTTGGAATAAAGGAAAGAAAGGAGTTCAAAAAAATATAAATATGAAAGGGTTAGAAAAAGGACATGGGTGGAATAAAGGAAAAAAAAGACCAGAAAAAGTGAATAAAAAATTTATAGGAAAAAATAATTCTAATTGGTTGGGAGGTATATCCTTTGAACCTTATGATAAATCATTCAATAATTTATTTAAAAGAAGAATAAGAAAAAGAGATAATCATGTTTGTATATTATGTGGTATTCATCAAGAAAAATTAAAAAGGGCATTATCTATTCATCATATAAATTATGATAAATTATTAACAATACCAGAAAATTGTGTATCTTTATGTCTTAATTGTCATATGAAAACAAACATAAATCGAGAACATTGGACAAAGTTCTTCCAATCATTACTTGCAAAAAGATATAATTATTCTTATTCTGAAAACTTAGAACCAATTATAACTCTCTAATCGATATTTATAAAATATGTTAAACAAATGTTTTACATGTTTAAAAGAAAAACCAATTCAAATAAAGATAAAAGTATTGGGCTAAGGGTAACTGATGTAGAGAATGATATACTTGATGAAAAAGCAAATGAAAGAGGAATTAAGAAATCTGAATATATAAGAAAGAGATTATTTAATGATAGAGAAATTAGGGATGCAATAAAAAAATTGAGAGGTAAAAATGAATAACAAAGGACAAATCTGGGCATATTCGCTTATGTTATCAATTGCAATTGTAGTTTTAGTTTTATCATTAGCACCTCCATTAAAGTCAGTTGTAGATTCTTCAATGGGAAATTCTACAGCAGATTTCATAGGATTAAATTGTTCAGTTCCACCAAATAATTTTGTTCATGTCACATGTGTTATCACAGATTTTTCATTATTTTATTTTATAGCGGGGGTTTTGTTGATTGGAATTGGTCTTCTAACAGCAAAGATTGTATTTTAAAATGAAATCAAAAAAAGGACAATTAGGTATCGCAATTATCTCGGCACTTGCAGTTTTTATATGTGGTTTTGCAATTCTTAACTTAATTTTACCAGAGGTGTCAGATTTTAGAGCAAACATTGGTTGTGATTCTGTTGCAACACTTTCAGATGGTGCAAAATTATTATGTTTGGTTGGTGCAGATTTAACAATTCCCTTAATTATTTTGGGAATACTATCACTCGCAATAGGAGGTATAACTGCAAGACTTAATCTTTAGAATGAAAAATAAATTAATATTCTCTTTAATCTTAGGAATGTTTTTCTTAGTTGGTATTTTAGGAAATGTGAGTGCAGAATTATTTTCTTTTGATAATATAAAACAATATGATAAGGTTACAAAAACAGTAACTATTGTAAATACTTTTGGATTGGGGACAGATATAGCAACAATTCAATTAAAAACCCCCTTGATTGTTAAAACAGGATATGGTGGAGTTTCCAAAGTAGCAGAATTTGAACTTAATTCTCTTGAAGATTATACATCTGCATTTGATAAAATGGAATTTTATAATGTTAATGATGGAATGAAAAGTATAGAAAGAGATTTTGAATATAAAATAAGAAGTTATGAAAATGTTTTCATATATGACTATGAAAAAGATTGTTCTAAAGATTGCAAAATTATAGGAAACCACACAGAACAAAGGGAAATATGGACACCTCTTGAAAAATCAGATTTCTTAAAAGATGAAGTTGTTACAATAGGAATTTTTACTTATGTTTACGAGGGAGATTATGTTGAATGGATACCAACTTTTTATGGAAAAGAAATAGACGAATGGGCTTATTGGACAACAGGACTTGACGCTGGACTTATTTCTTATTATGCTTTTGAAAATAATACTCACTTGCAAAATAATGTAAGTGGTGGGGTGGATGGAGTTGTTGTTGGAACACTTACAGAAGCTGTTGCGGGTGGAGCAAATGGACAATATTGGAATTTTACAGGAACGGGAGGGGTTAATTTAACAGGAATAATAGATACAGCACAAACATATACATTTCAATTTTGGTTAAAAGGAACTGCACCAGCACACGATAGTTTTATTTTGGATATAGGAACAGGAAGAATATATTTATTAACTTACGGAACAGGGGTTGGAGGAGATTTAAGGGCAGGAGATACTGTAGAAAGAAAATTTGATACACCCGTTGGAAGTTCAAATTTAACATTAAATTCTTGGCAGCATATTATATATATAACAAATACAACAGGTTGGTTTTTATTTGTTAATGGAACAAAGGTTGGTGCTAATACAACAAGAGTTGCAAAAAATATAGGTGGAACAATATCTTTAGGAACAACAACAGATTTTTCAACCCAAGTATATAAAGGTGGTATGGATGAAGTTGGAATATGGAATAGGAGTTTATCTCAAGCGGAAATTACTACTCTTTATGGAGGAGGAAGTCCTCCAACATACGGAGATTATGAAGCTGTGGCTGTAGATGTAATCTTAAATGCTCCTACAAATTATTTTAATATGACAGGAAATAGAACTATTTACTTTATTGCAAATGTGACAGATTCACAAAAAGTTCAGAATGTTTCTTTATATCTTGATGGGGTTTTAAATGAAACAAACACAAGTAATGTCAATGGAACTTATATATTTACAAAGACATTAGATTTATCAAGTTCAACTTATATAAACAATACAGTTCATAATTGGAGCATTCTAGCATACAATAATCAATCACTTGAAAATCAATCAATTACAAGATATTTAATATCAGATTATTTTTGGGTAAATTCAGTTAATTATACTACAACAGTTTATGAAACAGAAAAAACTTATCATTGGATTAATATAACTTCCAATAATACTTTAACTTCTGCAAATTTGTATTTAGGTGGAACACAATACACAGGAGTTAAAAGTGGAACTATTTGGAATACAACCGTATATGTCCCCTCCTCAAGTGGAAATAAATCTATTATATGGGAACTAACTTATGATGGAAATAAATATAATACTTCTGCAAATTATCAGACAGTTGCACCAATTTTATTTGGATTATGTAATACTACTCTAACAGTTCCCTATTTGAATTTAACTTTTAAAGATGAAGCCACAGATGATTGGATGACTGCATCTATCCCAAGTTCCACATTTGTTTATTATTTGGGAGATGGAACGGTAAATAAAACATTAAGTTTTATAAACAATACTGTAAATTCAAATTATTCGTTCTGTTCTTTACCAGCAAATAAAACTTATCATATTGATGCTTACCTCCAGTATAAAAATGGAACAGATTATCCCCAAAGAATATGGAATCCAGATGTTGGAACATATACAAACGCTACAAGTAATGTAACACTTTATTTATTAAGTGCAACAGATGGAATTTATGTAACTTTTCAAGTAATAAATACAGGAGAACAATTATTAAGTGGGGTGGAAGTAACTGCATCAAGATTAATAAATAGTGTTTCAACAACAGTAGCAAGTGGAACAACAGGAGCAGATGGAACAGTAACATTTTGGCTAAACCCTGACTTTTCTCACGATTTAGTATTTATAAAAACAGGATATACAACTTATACTACAAGTTTAATTCCAACACAAACAAGTTATACAATTACAATGGCTGGGGGAGGAAGTGTGGTGGCAATTGATTATACAAGAGGAATTAGAACTTATATTTATCCAAAGAAAAAAGAATTAACTAATGATACATCTTATAATTTTATATTTAATGTAACTTCAAGTTATTGGGAACTAACTAACTTTGGATTTAATTTAAGATTAGCAAATGGAACTATAGTTGGAACAGGAATTTCAGCAGTAGAGGGAACGGGAGCAAGTTCAACTTATGATGTAAACAACCAATCAATAATTTATATAGATTATTATTGGAACGTTGGTGGAAATTATACAAATAGTTCTACCTATTGGGTAATAACAAATAGTCTAAATACAGGTTGGAGTATTAAAACTTTCTTTGTAGATTCAACTTTATATTTAGATTCTGGAATATTTGGATTAGATAATTTTGGAAGATATTTAATTTCATTTTTAGTTTTATTTTTAATTGTAGGTTTTATGGGATATAAGTTTGGAGCAACAAGCCCAGTATTTATTACAGTATTAACTTTTTCAGTAGTATTTTTCTTAGATGTAATCACAGGTTTAATTCCAGCAGTAAGAGGAATAGAACATCTGGTAACTTATTTAGCAGGATTAATAATGGTTGTTGTAATCATAGGAGAAATAGCAAGATGAAAGTTTGGAATTATATGGCAATCATGCTGACAATGATGATTTTTCTTTACTTTTTAGGGTTTAGCCCAGCAGGTTCAAAAGATGTTTTAACTGATGCAGGAATAATTATTAACGAAACAACTGGAGAATTAGTAACTGGAGATATAGCAAATTCAAATTGGTTTAATGATTTATTTAATATTACAGATGGACTTTTAGTTTTAGCTGGAATAGGGGCAGCACTTGTAGTGGGATTTTATACAAAAACATTTGATTGGAAGATAACTTTAATAGGATTTTTTACAGCATTTGTAATTAAATTTGTAACTTTTGGTTGGTCTATAATTCAATTAGCACAAGACACTGGAGAGAATTGGTTAATAGCAACTATAGCAACAGTATTTTTACCTTTGATTGCAATGTTTATAGTTTCAATAGTAGAGTGGTTTGGAGGAAGCCCATCAGATTAATATGGTTTGGATTGCACCTTTGGAATTAAGGACTTGGTTTGTGAATGTTTTATCTGGAGATGCAACTTACTTTGCACCTATAGCAATATTTGCAATTATCTCTCTCTCCGCATATTTTAGAATGACCTCGCTTACAATGGGATTTATGATATTTGTATTCTTATTAATGTTTTCTGGATATGTTCCAGCAACTCTTTTAATTTTAATATCAATAATAGGTGGACTTCTTGTAGGATACATCATACCAAAGTTGGTAAAGAATTAGAACTATATAAGAGTAACAAAGTATTAAAAGGAGATTATAATTAATTATAATATGCCAAAAAAAGGATATAAACCTACTGAAGAACATAGAAAAAATCTAAGTGATTCTCATAAGGGACATATAGTATCAGAAGAAACTAAAAAGAAAATAGGGGATTTTAATAGGGGAAAAAAATTATCTGAAGAACACAAAGATAAATTAAGAAAACCAAAATCTGAAGAACATATAAAGCATATAAGTGAATCTAAAATGGGTATAAAAATGTCAGAAGAAACAAAAGAAAAATTGAGATTGTCTCATCTTGGAAAACATTTATCAGAAGAAACAAAGAGAAAAATAGGTAATGCAAATAGAGGAAGATTGGGTTATAAACATTCAAAAGAAGCAAAAGTTAAAATGAGTTTAGCGAGTAAAGGAAAACCAAAATCAGAAGAACATAAAAGAAGAAGTTCAGAAAGAATGAAAAAAGAGTATATTTTAGGTATTAGAAAACCCGCCATGTTAGGAAAACACCATTCAGAAGAAGTAAAAATTAGAATAGGAGATGCAGGGAAAGGAAGGATTATTTCAAAAGAACATAAATTAATATTATCAAAATTAAGAAAAAATGATTTTAAAAATGGAAAGTTTATTTTTCCACTTAAAGATACCTCAATAGAAGTTAAGATTCAAAATTTCCTAAAACAATTAGGAATAGATTTTTTTACACATCAATACATGCATATAGAACATGGTTACCAATGTGACATTTTAATTCCAAGTATGAATTTGGTAATTGAGTGTGATGGAAATTATTGGCACAAATATCCAATAGGAAATGATATTGACCATATAAGGACAAAAGAACTTCTTGAGAAAGGATTTAAAGTTTTAAGACTTTGGGAATTTGAAATTAAGAAAATGGAATTAGAAGACTTTCAAAATAGAATTCTTCTTTAATCGATATTTATAAAACATTTACATGTAAAAGATTAATGGGAATTATAAGTAAACTTCTACATGGAAGTTCGGAAGACAAAATTGAGTTCAAACATAAATTAAAATCGGCACAACAAGATAAAAAAATCCAAGACTTAATTGAAGAAAGGTCAAAGTCTTCAAATCGTAGGGCTTTGGAAAGAGAGATGAGAGACCAAGAAGAAGCAAAAATTAAAATAGAATTAGATAAAATAAATAAAAAAAGAAATAGTGAAATGTGGAAATCAAAGAATTCAATAATAAGTGGACAATCAAATATATTAAAAGATGATAGACCAATTCTCAAAGAAAAAAATATATTCCTTGACCATAAAAGTGATATTCCATTCGTTCAACAAAGAGGTATGTTTTTTAAATGATAAAGATAATGGAGGAAACACTATGGGAAAAAAGAAACAAAGATTAAGAGATGGAACAGGTTCTTATGAAGGAAGTTATCAAAGTGAAGTAAGTGATAAAGGTAAAAGACAAGAAAAGGGAGAAGAATGTCCTTTCATTAAAAAAGAAGGGATTAAAATAAATAAATGGTAATTGATTTAGAAAAAATGAAAAAAGAAATAAAGACTTTAAAGAAAAAGGGTAAAGGAAAGAAAGATAAACATTTCTTGAAGAAATTATCAAAGTCATTAAAAACAAGAAAAATTCTCAAGAAAGGACAAATGACAGTTCATATTCCAGAAAGAAAGGTTGAAAGTATATTCAATGACCCAAATAGATTCTTTAAAAACGAATTGGAGGAGACTAAGAAGTCTATGTTTTTATGATGTTCACTTACGTGATTCTTTTAAGGGGGGATGAATATGAATAACAAAGGAGAAGTTAAAGTAGGACTAATTATAATAGTGGCTATCACTTTGATTGTTGGAGTAATTTTCTTCCAAGTAATTGCTCAACAGGTTGGAGAATCAACAACCTTATGGACAATTGAGAACCAAAGTTTAGGAGCAGTAACAAATATCTCATTTGGTGGAGACCCACTATACATGACAAACTGTAAGTCAATGAGCGATGTTATAATTTTTAATGCAACCGAAGGTTTTACAATTGGAACTGGAAATTATACATTAACAAATAATGTAGTTCATGATGGGGATTTAACAGTAGAAATATCACCAGAAGCAACAGATGAAATGGGATTAAATGTAGGAAGTTGGACTATTGACGGAACTTGTCAACCAACAACTTATATATCAAATAGTGGTGGAAGAGCAATTGCAGGTTTAATAGCAATATTCTTCGCATTAGCAGTCTTAGTAGTTGCATTAGTTCCAACATTGAGAAATGAGTTTATGGAATTAGTTAGATAAATTAATTTTTTATTTTTATTTTTTAGATTTTGATAGTGGGAATGAAATTAAATAGTGAGAACAAGGAAAAAAAAGATGCCATTAAGTAAAGGATTCAAAGAACTATTAGAGAATTTAGAAGAGACTTACTTAGGTGAACCTGTGCCAAAAAAGTATCAGAAGAAATATGGAAAACGATATGACAAGAAAGAAATAAAAAATCTTGGCTATGCAATAGCAAAGTCAAGGGGAATTAAAATTGATGTGGGGGGTAAAAAATGAAAAACAATTTTTTTAAAGAACCAAAGAAAAAACAAAAGAAAGATGAATTAGATTTAGAAAAACTAGCAAAGACAGGTCTAATATTAGCAGGTGGTATGGTCTTATTGGGTGCTGGAGCAAAAGTATTGGGGGACTTATAACAGTGAATGTTCAAAAAATAGCCAAAATACTTGAAGAAAAAAATGATTTAAAAGTAAGAGGCGTAATTTTAGATACAGCACAAAGAGAAAAACAAATAATTCATGGTTCAAGGGCTTTCAATATTCAATCTCCAGTTTATTTAAGAAAGGAAACAAAAGATTGGGATGTTTTCACAAAGAAACCAAAAAAGTATGCAGAACATGTAGCAGAAAGATTAAGTAGAATTCTTGGAAAAAAAGTTGATGTAATAAGGGGAAAACATAAGGGAACTTATAAAGTAAGAATAAATGAAGAAACTATTGCAGATTATACACAATTAAAAAGAAAACCAAAGACTAAATCTTCATGGGGGGTTAAAGTTAAGGATATAAAATCCATTAAGAAAAATGTTCAAAGATTAATAAAAAGTCCAAAAACAGAATATAGGAGAGAAAAAGACATTGACACCCTGGAAAGAATTAAACAAATAGAAGAAATGGAGGCGAGGTTTTCATAATAAGGAGGTAATATAAATGGCAAAAAGAAAAGCTGGAAGACCAAAAAAGAAAAGAAAGTAATTTTCAACTTAAATCAAAGGTAGTTGGGTAGATTGTCCTACTGGTATTTTGTTCGATTCTGTTTTATCTGGGTCTACCACTACCTTTTATACTACATTTCAAAGGTATTTGTAGTTATTAAATGTTTCGTTTTAACTTTTTTATAATAGTAACACAAAGATTTGTCCAATTCTAAAGTGATAATAATTCTTTAAATAGTTCTTCAATTAATGAACCTTATGAAAGGGGAAAAAGAAGGTTTAAAACATGGTTTAAAGTTACCACAAGATTTTTCTTTAACAGAAACAGAAAAAGAAATTCTACATTTAATTACAGATGAATTCTTAACAATAAAACAGATAGCACAGCGAAGAGATTGTTCTATTCAAGCAGTTTATAAAATACTTCGTTCTCTCAAAAAGAAAGGAGCAATAGACAAGGGTTTAAACAGGTTTAAAAATTTGGTATCCACTTACTCCCAAACAGATATTAGATTACACGGACAAGAGATTCACATTAACTTAATCTGGCAAAACCCAAAATATCAATTACTTTTAAATAAATCAAATTTTTTAAGTTTAGATTCTAATTCAATTAAACTTTACAAGAATTCTTTAGAAATTTACTTAGGACAAAGCTTTTATGGAAAAACAATAAATGAAGCAGATTCAAAGAGTTTGGATTACTTACTTAGATTTATTTTAAGATTAGAACATGACTTAGGAGTTTGTTTAATTAAAAAGGGTTCAAGAAATATTAAAGTAGTTAATCAACATTACGCAAGAGGAGATAGTGAAATAAGTAAGAACGCAGAAGATAATAAAGAAAGAGTTTGGATTTATGCAGAAGAAGATGGAAAATTAGCTTATATTACAGATAATTCCTTTGGGTTCAAAGAAGACGAAACAGTTCATCCTATTACAGCAAAACCAGACAGAAAAGCAATAGATAAGCAAGTAAATGACTGGAGACTAAACAACCCACCAACTAACTCCCAATTAGCCCAATTTGGAGCAGAGAATAGCCAAGGATTGAAGATTACCTTAGAATCTGTGAATACCTTAGTTAATCAGCAAAAAGACTTACCAGATGTTATTAAGGGTTTAAAGAAAGAGATTCATTCCCATCTTAAACTAATTCAAGAATATAGGAAAGAAAATATTAAACAAAGAAAGAAGAGGGAAAGAGAAGTATTAGAAACTAAATCAAAGGAGCAAAGGAAGTTAAGTAAATGGTTCTAAAGAATAAAACAAATGGTAAAAGATAAAGAAAGAAGAGTAAGTAAAAAATATAAAATAAAAGAGAATAAGAAATTTCCTTATAAAAATAAGAGAAAAATTAATAATTTTACTACTATAATGAAGTTATAAAGATTTAAATACCTATACTACTACCAGAGAATTATGGAATTAAAAGAAATTAATATTTCAGATATTTTAGCAAACTTCTACCAGCCAAGAACTAAATTTGATAAAGAAGGAATACAAGAACTTTCGGAATCTATTTTATCTAATGGTTTAATTAATCCAATAACAATAACTCCAGATAAAAAAAGACAGGGAAAATATATGATTGTTTCTGGGGAAAGAAGATGGCAAGCTCATAGAATTGCAGGATTAAAAACCATTCAAGCAATTGTTAAAACTTATTCTTCCGACGGACAATTTATGGTTGAGAGTTTGATTGAGAATATTCATAGAGAAGATTTAAGTGATTGGGAAGAATGGAAATTCACAAAACAAATTGCTAAAGAATCTGGATGGATGAAAGAGAGAGAAGTTGATTTAAAAATCGTGCATGCACGATTAAGAACTAATTATGAAAGATTAGTTATGTTAAGAGATACATTTGAAAAAACATCTTCAATAGTTAGAGAAGCAGTTAAAAAGGGGAAAATTGATATTGGAACAGCAAAGGAAATAGCAAGACTAAAACCAGAAGTTCAAAAAGAATTAGCAGAACAATCTTTGAAAAGTGAAGATGGTTTAAGAAGAAGCGAAGTAAGAGAAAGAGCAAAAGAAGAACGTCCAGAACCAATAGAATTAGAAAGAACAGCAAATGATATAGTAGCGGAAGTTACAGACGCTCTTCATACTTTTAAATACAAAGTTGATGAATTACTTAATGGAAAAAGAAAAGGACAAATTAATATTGAAGATATTAGAAAAAGTTTAGCAGATAATGCTATGACAACTTCTATACTTCATTTAAAAATATTTAAGCAATTTGTTAATTCTTTAAGACAAAGAGGAGCAAAGCCAGACAAATATATTCTGGAGTTAATTAAAGCAGCAAATGGTAGCACATAATTGGTGGGATTTAAAAGGGTATTTTGGAAGTCATCCAAAGAGATTTAAAAAGGAAGCAAGAAAGCAAATAGAAAATTCTACATTACAATATTTACAAAAGTATGGAAAGAGAGATTGGGTTTCTACTGAAGAAATTTTTGAGAAGATGATTGAACCAACAGATTTATTTAATTCTAAAGAAGGAAAAACTTGGTTTATTCAAGATGGAGTTAAGGCAAAAGTAAACTCTGCAACCAGTTCTTTAAGAAGATTAAGTTATCCTATAATTTCAGGGAAAGGACATAAAGGTTATAGATATGCTGATGAAGATTGTGATGATGTTGCTGATGTTTGGACTGAAAAATTTACTGGATGGGAAAAAAGAATAAATAAATTAAATAAAGAAAGACAGACCGATTTAAAATTACTTTCAAAAGTAATTCAAAGTTTAAAAGAAAAGGGAAGAGAAAAAGAAGCAAAAAAATTAGAAGAAGTCTTACAAGAATATACAAGAAAGAGGAATTTATAAAATATGAAAATTAAATGTCCTAATTGTAAATATGAATGGGATACTAATGCTAAATTAGATTCTGTTACTTGTCCTAATTGTCAGAAGAAATTTAAGAAAGAAAAAAAAGATGGTTCTAAAGAATAAAATAATCCTAAGTGCAGAAACAAAATTAGAAGACAATCAAGCAAGAGAACAATTAAGTATGTTATGGACTAAAATGGAAACATTAAATGATAGAACAAAAAGACAAACTATTCAAATAGGGAAATTAAATAAAAGAATAAAGGAATTGGAAAAGAAACTTTGAAAGGTAGAGTGAACCTTTAAACGATACATTTAAATACTACTGATTACACCAATTACTAATGGTTACTAAAGATAGTTCGGAATTGAAGACAATGAAGATTGATAAGAAAACACATAAAGAATTATGCGACTTGGGAGGAAAGGGAGAAACATTTGATACAATAATTAATCGTTTATTAAGTCAAAGAAAGGATTTAGATTTTGCTTTAAAAAGTTTAAGCAAAGAAGATAGAACAAAAGTTGAAGAAAAAATTAAAGCAAGATGGGAGGAGTTTATATGATGCAAGGAAAAACACAAATAGTTGGAAGAGATTTTGAAAGACAAGCTTATGAGTTCTTAAAAAAAAGATTTGACAAAGTTACATGGCTTTCACATGATATTAGTTCTTCTTCATCAATAGATTTCAAATGTTTTAAAGATAATGGTGAATATTTAATAGAAGCAAAATATAGGGGAAATAAAAATAAGAAGGTATCTCTTCAATACAACCAACAAGAATGTGATTTTATTATAACCAATGAAGATGATAAAATAATACTCATTCCTAAAAAGGATTTTGATAAAAAAGTATATATTAAACATGAAAGGAATGTTATAAGGGTTGACCCAGAATTGATTGAAGTATTAAGTAAAAATAAAAGAAATGGAGAGAGTTATGAAAAGTGTATTTATAGATTATGTTGGGAATCTGGATGGATACTTCCAGAACATAAGATGGGAGCTATTTTAGGGGAAGAAGTTATGGGTAGAGGAAAGATATTGAATGAAAAACAATTCAAAGCAATGTTAGAATATGAGAAGAGATTTGATAAAGAAGGTTCTTTTGTATTTTGGAAATGTATGTATGATAATGTTGGAAAGTATGAGAAGCAAGTTAAATATATAAAAAAGAGGTATGCGGATTTCCTATAATTAATTTATAGGTGCAGAGTAGATAAAATGAATAATAAAGAATTTCAAAGTAAATTAAATAATAAAGGACAATTAGATGTAGTAATACTTTGGTCTGTTGTAATACTTACATTAATTGGAGTTTGTATAGTTACATATATTAATTTAAAATGACATTAGATAAAATTTTTAACTCAGAAAACAGAGAGGAGAAAGGATGAAAGATAAAAAGTATTGGATAGAACAATTAGATAGACTTGGATTAATTTTTATTGGGTTTTTTGTTGGAGGTTTAATGGGATTAGGAATGGAAAGTTATATTGTTCCAATAGTTGTTGGATTAGTATTTTCCTTATTATTAATTTTTGTCATATTCATTATAAAGAATTTGGAGGAAACTGCACAACCAAAAGTTCAGAAACGATAAAATGTTATTAAGTATAATTGCAGCATTAGGTTTTGCAACTCTTTCAATTGTTGCTTTCATAGAAGGAGGAACTTTTGGGTTGGCGTGTGGAATTTTGTTTGGTTTAGGTTCAATTAGTTTAATACTTATATTATTATTTGTGAAAAACAAAACTCCCAGAGGTGCAGAAAAGATAAAATGGAAATAAAAAGAAATATTCAAATTGTAACCAATACAGAAATAACAAATCAAGCACAAAGAGATATGATAAAAAAGTTTGGTATTTTTGTTACATACTTTTTATTTATGTTTCCAAAATATGATAAATGGTATCAAGATAGAATTAAATTAATAAAAACAAAACTCTCAGAGGTGCAGAGTAGATAAAATGAAAATAAAATACACAATAGAATCAAATAAAAGTATGGTTTCAAGAATTCTAAAAAGAGATGAGAGAGCGAGAAACGATGACTTATGGCTTTATTTACAAGTTCTAAAAGAACAAGGACATAAGATATTTTTAAACTATGATGAATGGGATTCAATTCCTAAACCAGAAAGTATTAGTAGAATTAGAAGAACAATTCAAAATGATGAACAACAATTTACTCCAGATGATTTAACTTATAATAAAAGAAAAAAGAACTTTAAAGAGAGTAAAGAATATTATGCTAATGCAAATATGAATAGTCAATTAAGTTTGTAACTATAAAAAGATTACAATATATTATAAACATTTAAAATAAAGAATTAATATGAAAGAAGAACTTAAACAAATAATAGAAGAATTAAGCGAAGTTATAGACGAAGAAAGATTACAAATATTAGATAGAGATTTACTTGACTTTGCTTTAAGATTATATAATACACAAATAATTAATATAAAATTTAAATCTAACAAATTAAATAATGAATTAAAACCAAGTGAAAGAGATTTGAAACCAACAGAAGCACAAATTAAAGCTTGTAAAAAATTAAGAATAACTATTCCAAAAGATTCAACTAAAAAAGATGTTTGGAAATTAATGAACAAAAAGAAGGAGGTAATTTAATATGGATGGATGTGATGTATGTGATGTTGTAGGATTGATTTTTCTTGGTTTACTTTTATTGGGGATTGGAATTGGTGTTGGTTTAGTGATTGGAGAAGGGAGCATAGCACTATCTCAAGAAACAGCAGATAAGATTTGTTTGGATATAACTGGGGAAGAAGGGGTTGTAGCAAAAGATTGGTCAGATTTTAGTGGAGGAGAAAATAAACCAATTGAAAAAGGGGAATTATATTGTCAAATACCAAATTATGATTCAACACAATTAATAAAGGTTGGAAAGTAAAATGAAAGAAGAAGAGGTGTTAGAAAAGAGTGAACCAGTAAAGAAGAAATTATTATGTCCTCGTTGTCATAGAAAGTTAAACACAAATTGTTTTGTTTTTAATAAAATTCTTAAAACAGACATTTGTCATCAATGTAATAAATCAGTAGGAAATAATAAATTTTATAATCCTAATCGTGAAAAGAGTAAAGGATTTATAGGAAAATTTAATATAAGTTCACAAGAGAAAAAAATATTAATGACAAACTTAATTAAAAAAGGAGTTCCCTATCAAGAAGCTAAAAGAAGAGTAAAGAATAATATTAAAGTATTATCAGAAATGAGGAAAAAGAAAGATTATAATAAGTATTTAGATAAACAAAATGAATTAATTAAAAAAGAAAAATCAAAGGAAATGAAATCTAATTTATTGAAAGGATTGGGTATAAAGGAAAAATGTTAAATAAAACTTTATGGTCGGAGCAATTTAAGATTCGTTTATCAAAGTCAGATGAAAGTATGGACTTACACGACATAATTAAAATTTTAATAGTAAGAAAGACAATTAGAAAATATGTAAATAAGAAATGGCTAAGGATTTACACAGAGTTTGAATTAGATGGTGGAAAATTAATCCCAGATATTTATGTGGAAGATATTAAAAAAAAATCTATAATTTGTTATGAAATTCAAAAGAATTTAGGAAAAAATTATGTTGCTAAAAAGACAGAACAATACAATAAGTTAATCTCTCCATATTTCTTTAATACAATAGATTTAATTATAATTCCTATAAAGGATGCTCCAAATGATTTAACCGAACTAAATTCTTGGCTTAATCAGTTTATTTTTTAAGATTTTAGAACAATTAATATTTCTTGTTACTATCTTATAATGAAACAAATACTTTAAATATTATCATTTATTATCATTTATTAAATGGAAGAGGAAAAGATAAAACTTAGGTGTCCAGACTGTAAAATTATTATACAAATTAATCCCAAATTAGTTCAAGAGAATTATATTCAATGTCCAAATCCTCTTTGTCAAAAAATATTTAAAAATCCACTAAAAAATGATTAAAAATATTCAGAAAGCGAAAAATAGAGAAGTGAAAGGAGATAGTAAAACATGGTAGGTGAAATGGCAGAAGCGGGAGCTTTTATTTTAATAGTAGTTCTTGCAATAATCTTACTTGGTTTATTTATAGCATTTGTAAATTTTCTTGAAACAAGAAAATCTAAAAAATATAGAAAGTTTGTAACAGATATGTATGTTGCAGCAAAGACAAGATTTTTAGCAAAGGAAGATACTTTAGATTTGGATGTAGAAGAAAAGAATTTCAAGTCTTGGACAAAGAGAATAAAGAAAGAAAACCCAGAATACGATTTAGATAATTCAATAGAAGATGAATTAATGGATAGGGTTGATGAACCAACAAAAAAAGAAAAGTAAATTTATTAAAATTGCCCATTTAATTTTTGATGGGTTCATATTTAAATATAGATATAAGGAGGAAAAACAAAAAGATGGAAACAAAAAGTAGATACGAAGTAGTTGCTGAACTTGAACAACAGAAAAGAAATCTTATTAGAGAGAGAGATGGATTAGATGATGAACTAAAGGATAAAGAGAAAGAATTAAAAGAAATAAAGAGAGATGTTGAAGATAAGGAAGAGGAGATAAAAGATTTCAAAAGTTCACTTGTAAAATCAAAAGAAACTTTCAAAGAACTTATAGCAAGTGTCGATGATAGTTTAAAGAGATTTAACAACTTGGCAGGAAAAGAAAAAAAATAGTCATAGAAAAAATAAAACGAAATTTGTCCCCTCCCTATGATACCAACCCATTAAATGGGATTAATAGATATATCTGGAAAGATACATCTCCTTAAATTGTCAATAGGATAATTTTAACGGAGGGGATTCATATTCAAAATGAAAACAATAGAAAAAATAAGAGAGTCGTTCAGAAAGAAAAGTAAAAAATGTGCAGAAGATTTAATAGAACTAAATAAAAGTGCCTTAGAATTAAATAAAAAAATGAATGAATTGGCTTTAGAAGTAGATGAAACATTGGGATTTATGGAAACAACAATTAAATTAAAAGAAGAAGACCCAAAACCAGAATGAAAATAAAAATATGGAAAGATAAAAATAAGAATTGGATAACAGCAAAAGAATTTTTCTCTCGTTTTTCAGATGGAGTAAAAAATATTACGCCTGTCCAAAAAATAAAAAACGAATCAAGAGCAACATTCACTATGTTTATTGGTTACTTAGTTGGTTTAGTTTCTCTAATTATTTATAGAAAACTATTTGTTGTTCAATGGTTTACTTATGCTTTAATTATTATTTTCTTAGGTGCTTCTTGGTCTAATGCAATTAAATGGTTTGTTTTAAGACAGCAAGTAAAATTATTTTCCCAATTTGATACGAATGCTATTGATTTAAATAAAATAATGGATAGTTTAGAAGAAGTAAAAGAAGATAAAGTAGTAGTTGTGGATAGTGAAGAAAAAAAAGGAATGTCGGAAATGGGAATTGATATGGAGAATTATGTAGATGAAAATATTCAGAAAGCGAAAGATAGAGAGATGAAAGGAGGTAATGAAAATGAAAAGTAGAAATATAGATGAAAGAAGCCCCTTAGAAAAAAGCATAGGGATGAAAGGAAGTTCTATTGTAAAATGGATTGGATTGGTAATTATAGTTGTAATCTTATTAAGTAGTTTTTATATAATTCCTGCTGGAAAAAGAGGAGTATTATTGACATTTGGTAAACCATCAATGGAATCAATGGATGAAGGATTGCATATAAAAATGCCCTTAGCCCAACAGATAGTAAAGATGGATGTAAGGGAATTAAGGTTTGACGCACCAAAGGCAAGTTCAGCATCAAGAGATTTACAGATAGTGACTACAGATGTAACTTTGAATTATAAGATTTTAGCTGAAAGTGTTCCAGAATTGTATCAAGAAATAGGTTTAGACTATGAAAGCAAAATAATTGTTCCTGCTGTTCAAGAAATTGTGAAAGCTTCGACTGCGAAATATACTGCCGAAGAATTAATTACTAAAAGACCTGAAGCAAAGGATAGTATTGAAATTGCATTAAGAGAGAGATTAATAAAAAGTGGTCTTATTGTGACAGCAATATCGATAACTAATTTTGAGTTTAGTGATGAATTTAATAAAGCTATTGAAGAAAAAGTAACAGCTCAACAGCAAAAGATTAAAGCTGAAAATGATTTGGAAAGAATCAAAGTAGAAAAAGAACAGGTAATTACTCAGGCAGAGGGTCAATCAGAAGCACAAAGACTACAGAAATTACAATTAACTCCAGAGTTAGTTACAATGAGAGCATTACAAGTTCAAGAACAAGCTATTGCTAAGTGGAATGGGGTGCTTCCGATGGTTACAGGAGGAGCAACACCTTTTGTTAGTTTAGGAAATAGCACATTTTAAAATTTATAATTAAACCTCACTTTAATTTTTTAGAGGTTTTCATATTCACAAGAGAAAGAGAATGAAAAAGAAAGAGTTAGAAAAAAAGATAAAAGAGAAATGTAAAGAATTAGATTTAGTAGAAGAAGAAAAAAAGAAAATAAAAAAAAAGGATAGAAAGTATTGGATAATCGGTGGAGTATTAATTGTATTTCTAATTGCATTTTTAATTATTAATAGTTTAGACCCAACAAGAGTTTATGATAAAAATAATAAATTATTAGAAAAAGAAGTAATCTCTCCAATAAATGAAGAGCTTAGTAATTCAAGTATAGATTTATTTGGATTAAATGGACTTGTAGATAGTAGTTCTATGATTGGTTTAATTACTATTATACTTGTTGTTTCTATTTTATTTATATTACTTGGGGTTTTAGTTCCACTAATCTTTCCAAAAAAAGAAAGGGGGTTGGGAAATTTATGAGTAACAAAGAAAAAGAAGAGAAAAGGAGTAAAATAGTAAAATTAATAACATTATCAATTTTATTTAGTTCAATTGTGGCATTATCAAGACTTTCTTTTGAACTAAAATTTTCTTATTCAATATTAATTGGGTTGGGTGGAGTGATTATTATATACATTTTGAATAGATTTAAAATAATAACATTTGAAAAAAATAACAAAGAAAAAGAAGAAAAAGATAAAGAATTTGTAAAAACATTAGATACTAAGACACTTAAACAATTAATAAAAGACCAAAATGAATTCCTAAAATTAGCAGATAAAGAATACGATAAAAGAAAAGACAAAAGCCTAGGAGAAAAAATAGGGAATGAACTATGGGATATAATTGGATGGGGAACAACTATATTTATTATAGGATTAATTATGTTTGGAGGAATACCCACCATGTTTGGTGTAAATAACGAATTTACAAATCCAACTACCCCCTATAATTTCTCTCTGAATAGTAGTGATATATTTGATAATGTAACTAACTCTTATGAAATGGTTGAAAAAGCTGCATCTTATCCAATTAAGGTTATAATGGGAATTGGAGAAGGACAACCAATATTTTTCTTTTGGCTCTTTTGGGCTGCAGTATTTATGGGAGTAATATTGCCAATTATTAAAATAATATATTACACAATTAAAAAAATAGGAGGTAAAAAATAATGAGTTTTATAGAAGATGCGTTAGAAGAGCCAGGATTCTGGATTTTAGCTGGTCTAGGATTATCTGCAGAATTAATTGGATATATAATAAGCAAAAAATCAGAGTTGGGAGCATTTCCACTTTGGCAATTAATAGTAGTAATGGTTGGAACAATATTTGCATCTGCATATTTTGCAACAAAGGATTAAAATGAAAATAGAAGAAGTGATGGTAAATGAAGAGAAAGTCTATTTGAAAAAAGATAGATTAGGTTGGCATGAAGTTCATCCTATAAAAAAAGATATAACTCAACCAATAAGAATTGGAAAAAAAATAAATTGGAAAAATATAAATTGGAAGAATTTGATTTCAGGAGGAAGTTGGATTAAATTAGGGATAGTCTTTTTTATTATCTTAATTGTCTGTGGTTGTATCTATGAATATTCAACAGCAGTAAGAATAGCCAATGAATGTATAAATTCTACAATATTATATGTTCCTTTAAATTAAAGAGATGGAAAAAAAATTAAAAATAGGATTACTTTACTTGGGTTTACACAACCAATTAGTAAAGAAGCATGGAGAAAATTCAGTTATAACTAGAAAAGAATTCTTCTGTAAATTGGGAAAACACTATATGATTCCAAAGGAATTAAGACCATGGATAGTAAAAGAAATGGTGAAAATAAATTTAATAGAAAGAACAAATAGAGATAATATCAAAATTCTTAAATGTGATATAAATATAGAAGAAAACCAAAATAAGCTATATAAGAGATTAAATATATGAAAAAAGGAAAATGAATCAAAAACTTCAAAGAAAATGTATTGTTTGTTTAAAGGAATTTAAATATAATACTGTTAGAGGTTGTCGTGGAATGAGGACAAAAGGGATAAGGAGAGGAAATAGTCTTACTTGTTCTCCCAGTTGTTCAAAAATATATACTCGAATATCCCAATATGTTCATAGTAATTGGATTCCTAAAAAAAGAATAGAAAGTGTCATAAAAGAGTGAATAGAAAGGTTTAAATACAACTATTAATATAAATTAACTATGAGAAAAAGAACAATACAAAAATATGGAAACTCTTATGCTATAAAATTAGACCCAAGCGATTTAAGGGATTTTGAATTAAAAGAAGGAGATTCTGTGGATATTGATGATTTAAATTTATTAGAATGTAAGAACAAAAAGGAGAAAAAGAAATAATGGAAAAGAAATTTTGGAAAACACTCGCAATAATTCTTTTAGTAATATTTATACTAGAAAATAGTTTAATGGCTTATGGATATTTCTTAACTGAAGATATAGAGAAAGAAACAAATATTTGTTATTATGATGTTTGTGAGGGTTATCCAGAGGCTTATTATTCTTATTCTGATAAAATTTGTGATTGTTATGATTACGATTTAATAGGAAATGAAGTTTTAGTTAAAACAGAATATATGGGGAGAAGATGAAAAAAGAATCAATAATTAGTTCAATTAAGTATACCTTATTTTTCTTAGCAGTGGTTTTACTTATTTTAAATATTAGTTTAGTAAGCTCTTTAGATATATATTCTGGTGATACAATTAATTTAACTTTAGAAAAACAATTTGATTATTATTCTATTGTTGGAAATTCAAGTGAGATTAATTTAAATATAATTCAAGAAGGAAATATTGTATGGATAACTTTTGATAAATATACACAAGACGATTCTTTTGAAATAGTATTCTTTGACATAGAGAAAGAAGTCATAACAGTCTATCAATCTTCAGGAGGAGGGGGTAAAACAAGAACAATAACTAAAGAAGTAATAAAAGAAGTTGAAGTAGATAATTATGTTTCAGTTCCAAATAATACAATAGAATATGTGGAAAATAAAACAGTAGAAGAAAAGATTGTGGATACTGGAGAAGTAAAGTTATTTATGGTTATTTTAGGATTACTTTGTGTTGGAATAATTATTGGAGTCCTTTGGTATTTTATGAAAAGGATGAATAAAAAATACTCATTAGAGAATAAAGAGAATACAGATGAAAGGAGGTTTAATGAAAATGAATGAAGAAAATAAGAAACAAAAGAAAAAGATGACTTTGAATAAAAAACTTTTAATGTTTGGAATACTTCCACTCTTTGTAGTTTTAGTTAGTGCATTAGGTTATTACGCAATGTTTAGTCAAACTGTAAATATAACTCAACCATTAAGTTTTAATGGATTAGAACAATCTGTTGATTGTAATTCAGGAGAAACTTGTTTAGGAAAAGCAATGACTGTTACAAATGATGGAGATACTCCAAGAATAGTCAAAATAGTAAAAACATCTGGAAGTGAAGATATTGGTCTTGCTTATGTTGGTTTGTTAGAACTTACAAAGAAAAATACAACAACTTGGAAACCAACAGGAATTGAAGAAGATACAGTAGAAATTACATACACAGTTGTTGGGGAAATTTTTGAATATTCAGGAGTTCCAGAAGGATATACTTTAGTTTATTACAAAGATGCTATTGTTGGATTGGAAGGAAGATTAGAAAGTCCTCAATCAGTTGTTCAAGTAATAGATGGAAATTTACCTCAAGAAGATGATGCAAATTTAGACGCTAACTATTCAGATACACCAGATTGGTATGCTCATTCAACAGGTGCAAAGTTGTGGGCAGTTCCTAATGAAGCTATACTTGCAGGAAATGTTTTGGATTGGAGTTTAATGAATGACTTTTACTATGAAACAGATTTAATTTATTATTTTGATAATATAGATAATGAAATAACTGTTCCAGCAAATAGTTTTATAACTTTTTATCCAGAATTTACACCAAGCACATATTTGGACACTGAAAGTTATATATTTAACTTTGAAATTCAATAAACAAACTAAAAATAAACTTATTATTTTTTTGTCCCAATGTTTGTGGGACTTCACACTCATAATCAAAATGAAAACTAAAAAAGAAATTAGAGAATTGGAAGAAAAAATGGATGAAGCAAGAGATGAATTTTTAAGAGCAAGGGAGAATGGGGATAAAGCAGGGAAGAAAGAAGCATGGGATGAATGGGGTAAAATATGGGAGAAATATTTAGAAGCAAAGAGGGAAAATGAAAAATGTAAGAAGTGTGCTGAAAAGTGTAGGTGTAGAAAATGAGCAAACTTAAAACTTTGAAAGACATAAAGAAATCTTTTTGGGATGCTTGGTTTTCTAAAGAGGATAATATAGAATTAATATTGAGTGATATAAAAGTCGAAGCAATTAAGTGGGTTAAGATGTTGAGAAAAGAACATAATCATGAAGTTGCAAGTTATTTTTTAGATTTCTTCAATCTCACAGGGGAGGATTTGAAATGAAAATAAAACATAAATGTAAGGAAGGGAAAGATGAGCACAAATAATAAAGTAGTAATTTTAAAGTGTGATTTACATAAAAAGAAGCCTTTTGAAGTTCATGAAAATCTTTGTGTAGATAATGAATTTGAACCGAATGGAAGAACAATATTAAAAAGGTTTTCAACATTAATTGAAGCAATTAAATATGCTAAAGATTATTGTAATGAGTATCCTTATGTGGAATATGGATTTACTATTTATGATAGTGCTTTAAAAAAACAGGGATGATTTAAAATGAAAATAAAACATAAATGTAAGAAGTGTGCTGAAAAGTGTAGGTGTGGAAAGGAGGAAGGGGAATGAATAAGTTTGGTTGGTTTTTTGAAGGATTAATGGTTAGTTCATTAATTATAATAATTTTAATGGGTATTAAATTGGGATTTAATGATAAATTTATTCTTCCAATACTTATGAGTTATTTAGGAATAATCTTTAGTCCTATTGTATTTAAGGATAAACAAAAGGAGAAAAGGGAATGATAAAAATTAATTGTGCAGTTTGTGGAAAGGAAATAATTAATCCCCTTTTAAGACAAAAAACTTGTGGGGGAGAATGTTCAGAAGCATATAAAAAAATATATAACAAAGCACGGCAAACAGCATATCAAAAAACAGATAAATGGAAAGCATATCAAAAAACATATCGTCAGAGGAAGAAGAATTTAAAATGAAACTTAAAACTTTGAAGGATTTGAAAAAGTGGAAAGCTAAGCATGGAGTTAGAGATGGTCAACCTTATGTTTTCTATACCCAACTGAGAAAAGAAGCAATTAAGTGGGTTAAGAAACCTTCTGTTTTAGAGCCGCCAGAAGCAGCAAAATGGAGAGCATCAACGTGGATTATAAATTTCTTCAATCTCACAGAGGATGATTTAAAATGAGCAAACCAACAATAAATGAATGCACAGAGTATAAAATATAATGATGAAAAATAAAAAAGAACTTAAGAAAATAGAAATAGAATGGAAAGACACAACTTTCTATAATGAATTTTATGAATTAGAATCTATAAAAGAATGTGGATTGAAAAGATTAAAGACGATAGGTTATTTAATTGAGGAAACAAAAGAAAACATAAAAATTGCAATGACCCAAGAAACAACAGAAGAAGATAATGTAACAGATGTGTTAATTGTTCCTAAGGTAAATATAATAAATAAATTTATATGGGGTAAAAAAAAGAATGTTAGAAACAAAACTTGAATTTGAGGACGCAATAAGAAAAGGAAAACCAAAGTCAGAGGTAAAAGAATTATTCACAATATACTGCGAACAATTCAACAAAATAGAAAATCCAAGTAATAAATCAGTTCAATCATATAAGAATATGTTTAATAAATATCTTGAATATGTTTTTTGTAATGGGGAGAAGGATTAAAGTGGTAAAAATTGCAATTTATGTAAGAGTAAGCACAGATGAACAAGATTTAAAGAACCAATTAGAATCATGTAAAAAGTATTGTGAAATAAACAAATATGAAATTTATAAAATATATCAAGACATTTATACGGGAACTTCTGACTCAAGACCTGCCTTTAATGAATTACTACAAGATATGAGACAATATCGCTTCTCAATGGTTGTGGTAACCAAATTAGATAGGATGGGGAGAAGTCTCAAACACTTACTTACATTATTTGAAGAATTTAATAGTAAAGGAGTTCAATTCGTTGCAGTTACACAAAACATAGACACCTCAACTTCCAGTGGAAAATTACAAATGCAAATTTTAGGGGCTTTTGCAGAATTTGAAAGAAATCTAATTAGTGAAAGAACCAAAGAAGGATTAAAGGGAAAATTAAATGTAGGTAAAAGGGGAAAAGATACCAAGCCAAGAAAAAGAAGGGGAGTGTTAAGAAAAAAATGGTAAAATTGGAAGGGGTAGTTAAAAGTCCCCTTATGAAGAAAGCAATAGATAAAAAAACAAAGGGGATAATAAGGGGGGTTTTTAGATAAAATGAATTTAGCAAATTGGTTCTTTAATATTATTTTGTTACTCTTTAGTGTATTTTGGTTAGTTTTTGCTATTTGGTTTTTTATTCATTTTGGAAAAGAAAACAGAATCCTTTTTTGGAGGAAGAAAAAATGAACGCCAACCCAATCCGTCCAGAATTAATGAATGAAATAATGTTTGATGTATTTGGGGTAGGAGAAAAGAAAGTTGAAATACCAAGACACAAACAAATAGAGAAAGAAATAAGTTTGATGTTGGGGGGGAGAGAATGAGCATATATTTTTTAGGATGTGAGAAAGGTGGAATACTTCATTATGGGCAATTTTTATTTCAGATTAGTTTATTTATGGTTGTTGGATGTTTAATGATGAGTATATTGCAGCATCTTGGATTTGCAATATATATTACATTTTGCATAATAATTTTTGGATTTCATTATTACTTACACGATTGGGGGGAGAATGTTAAAAGGAACACGGATGATGCAATAGTTTCGTCCAACCTTTCTCCTGCGGACACTCCGAAGGAGTTGAGAGCATGACAGAGTTTAATTTAAGTGAGAGATTAATGTTTTTAGATGAAGAAAAAGGTTTTACAAAAGAAGATGTCAAAGAATTTATTAGGTTGTTGAGAGAGGAAATGGTTAGAAGAGAGAAATTAACCATAGAAAAAATGATTAATAAAGGTATAACATCTAAAGAAAGAGATTGGTTACACAAACAGGCTAAAAATTGTTTAAGTGGATTTATTGACAAACTCGCAGGAGAAAAATTAAAATGAAACTAACTAAAGAACAAATAGAAGAAATTAAATTACTAAAAGGAAAGAAGTCCTCCTTTGAAATAGCAAAAGATTTTGGAGTAAGTCAATCAGCAATTATTTATTGGAGTTCAAATAGAGAGAAATCTATTCAAAGAGCAAAAGAATATACTAAGAATCTAAGTAAAGAAAAGAAAAAAGAATTATATGATATGCAAAGAGAATATCAAAAAGTATATAGAAAAAACAGATACAAGATAGACCAAGAGTTTAGAGAGAAAATAAAAGAAAGGTCAAGAGAATATAAGAGGAGAAAGAAATGAGTAAATACAAAACAGCTTTAATTGAGAAAATAGGTTTTCCAAACTATGTTAAAGTAAGAAAAAAGATATACAAGAAGAAGTATGAAGAAATAAATAGAGAGAAAATTAGAAAATATCAAAAGAAAAGATATAAAGAACAAAAAGAAAAGGGAAAGTTGTGGACTACAAGATTTCCAGAAAAAGTAATTGCTTATAGAAATAAACCAGATAGAAAGATAAAGAAAAGACAACAAGATAAAGAATACAGAAAAAGAAGAACAACTAAAGAAGGAAAATTTTGGATGGACAAGAAAACGAGAGATAGACATAAGGAATGGTATGAAAATCATAGGGAACATTTGAAAGCATTAAGAAGAGCATATTATTTATCTGAACAAGGACAATTAAGTATTCAAAATTGTAACCATAGAAAATTAGCCTTAAAGAAAGATAGACCAACTGACTTAACAAGAGAGAGAATTAAAGAAGTTTTTGATAGAGATAAAGTTTGTGTTTATTGTGGAAGTAATAAGAATTTTGAATTAGACCACATAGTTCCTTTAACAAAAGGAGGAAGTTGTATGTTTAATAATTATGTTTTATCTTGTGATAAGTGTAATCGTTCTAAATCTGGAAGAGATGTTTTTTATTGGTGTAAACTTCAAGGCATTAAAGTTCCGAAGATAGTATTAGAATTATTAAAAGAACAATCAAGGCATTAAACCTTAGACCCTACAGAATCGCTGCGATTGCTCCTCTGCTCCCAATAAATCTTACCAGTCTTACTTATTCTTTTTCCAGGAGCCAAGGCTTTTCTTGCTCTATCTTTTTTAATGTTAGTGCCTTGAACTTTAACTTGTGGAAGAACTTTAATATTCCTTCTTTGATTTCTAAAACCTATTGCTTCAAACTCCTTTGCTTTTTCTGATTCAAAAAAATCCATTCCTTTACATGTAATTTAAGTTTTATAAATATCGTTCAAGGCACTATCAAGGCACTGGATAACAGGAGGAAGAGTCAAACATTCCATCTCAAGCTCATGAGGCTCGTATTCTATCGTTAAACTATCCTGTTCTAATTTTCAAGGCATTAGAATTTATAAAAGTGTTTATATTAACATAAATAACATAATAAAAATATATATTAACAAATTAAATAAATAATGTTAATAAAAAAAGTGCGGGTTTGAAGTCCCCGCTGTTATTTGAAGGAGTGTGATAAAGATTATAAAAAACTCTCACTAATTAGTGGAATTCTTTATTTTATAACCTCTCCCTCAAATGTTAAAAAATTTAATTATTGCATAACTTCTCTTGTTCTATCTCGTTATTTACAATTTTATTAACTATCTTAAAAAGTTTTTTTTGTTCTTCTGCTTCTAAATCACTAACTAACAAAGCCATTTTTATTCTTAACCTTGAATTTTCTATTTGTAGTTTATCAAATTCTTTTAAATTTTCTTGTTTCATTTTGATTTATACTTGTATTTATTTGTCTTTTTATCCAAATAAAAACCCAAAAGTTCAGAATTTTTATAAAGATAATTTATGAAAAGTGCTTTTTCATTATCGCTTAAACTATCCCACCAAACAGCTTCTTTATATGTTCCTTTATATGTTTCCATTTTATCTTTTATAAATAAAAACCTCATTACAAAATAAGCATTTTATATGTGCTTCTTCTTTATCTATAAAAATTAATTCTTCGCCTAATTCTGTAAAATGATTACATTTATTTTTTGTTTCCATTTTTCTTATTTTCTCCTTTCACTTATAGATATTTTAAGGTTTATCTAATAACCTTTTTTGAGTATGATAAACCCCTATAAAAATTAATTGGGATTTGAATATTAAATTAATGTCCGAATTGCGAATTCGTTTTATATTTGCTTTTTTTATCCCAAATATATAAACCTCTTTTATATCCTGTTTCACATATTGACGCATACCCCTCGTTAGAGATATATGCTTTTTGAGGCATTTTTATAAAATTATCTGTGGGTAAAACATTATAATAAGTCATTTGTGTTTCTTCGTCTGGGTTATTATATTGACTTACTTCTTGAATAATAAAATAATTTTTTCCAATAATCTTTAATATCTTAAAATATTCAATATTTGTTTGGTCATAACCCCAAGAAGTATATAAATAATTTCCTTCTTTTATTATTTTATCTCCCTTTTTAAGTTCTTTACTTATGCCTTTTTCTTTACTTCTTAAATAAACCTTATATTTTTTTATAACATTCTCGCAATAATTATATAAACCTTCTTTGTCCATTTTATTTTTTAAATCTTTTAAAATTTTCAAAAGTTCTTTTTCTTTATAAAAATAAACTTTAATTTGATTATTTACAATAGATAAAAATAAACCTTTTTCCAAATTAACAACTAAATACCTTATAGGATTTTCTTTTGAAAATAAATTCTCGTAATCTTTCCAATTTTCAAAACCTTTTATATGGTTTATTTCTCTGGATAAATCGCTCAAATAAGTTATATTATTAAATTGTGTTTTTTCTTTTAATATTAAATCCATTATTCTTTTAAACCCCCTTTCATTTTTATTAAACTATGTTTCTTATATTCTTTATTCATTAAATTATTAAGTATAATTGAATATTCTTTTTTATATTTCTCTTTTAAAATTGTATATGCTTTTATTCTATTCTTTGAATAAATACTTTTAAGTTTAATTTTATTAATTCCAATTAAATTCCATTTGCTTTTATATTTCATTTTAATCTTTCTTTTAATACTATATTTAATGAATAAATAAGTTTATTTGCTCTTTTCAATTCATCATTATTTAAATGATTTCCAAAGTAAAGAGATTTTAAAATTTCAATATCTTTTTCTTTTATTTGTTCTTGTTCTGTTTTCATCTTAACCCCCACTTAATTAAATAAGGAGTTCCTAAAAACCCCAAAGGAATTAAAGGACTTACTAACAATAAAGATATCCCAGCAGAAAGATAAAACTTCTTTCTTAATTTTGGGTTATAACATTTTAAACCTTTTGAATTAAATATTTCTTTGCTTAACTCATTCCCTTTAATAGAAGTTTTTAATTCTATCCAAAGTTTCTTTATTTGATTTTGTTTCCCGTATGTTTCCATTTTGTTTATTATGTAGGTAGGAGAAAAGAAATTTAAAACCCTTGCCTTGTTGTTTTATTCTTTTAATTCTTTGTTTCCAAAGACAATTATATTAAGGATATATAGTTTATAAATGTTTTGTTTATGCTGTTCCATGTTTTGTTATTATAGAGTAACACAAATTTTTAATAAGGGACATCTTTAAGTGTGTTCTTTTTTAATCTGTTTTTCTTTGAATTCCTTTTATTTTTTAACACCCCTTTTTAATTGGGTATAGTTCCACAGGAAAACAAGGGGTTAATCTTTGTTCTATAATATAGAATAAGATTTTTTATAAAAATTTTCTTCAAAAATAAAAAATTTAGAGCAAAATAAAGAGCCAATTATAACACCCTATAACACCTCATAACACATTACATTTTAACTTTCCCAAATAGATGCCTAGTTCAAACGCCTATATTTTAATTAATGCCTTGATTCAAACACTTATCTAGGTAGAAATGAAGCAAGTGCCTTGAAAAGAGTGGAGAAGTAACATACAAATAGGGAAATGCCTAGACTTTTTGGCTTGATGCCTTGATTTTTCAACACAAAATAGCTGATTCTCAAAGGGAATTGACCTAAACAGATAGGAAACAAGGTCTAATGCCTTGAGAAATACGAAATATACCCCTTTTCCACAGAAAAAATCCGATTTTTCTATACTAACACTTATTTATTACTTAATTATGAAATGCGAAATGAGTAAAAACACCGTTTTACCCTATAAAATGGGCTTAAATGCCTTCAATTGCCCGAGAAATGAGAAATTTCCATATAAAAAGCATCAAAAATAGCTTAAAAAGAGAAGAAAAACACTAAAATAGCACAAAAAACATCAAAAAAACGAGAAATAAGCTAAATTTATTCAAAATCTTCAGTATCTTCTTCTTTTTCATTAGATTCAATCAATTTTTTATCCAATTTATCAATATTTCCTTTCTTTTCCTCAATTTCTCTAGATAAATCACTCTTATTTTTCTTTTTACCCTTGGTTTTACCATTTTCCTTATCAATTTTATCCTTTGTAGAAGCAACATCACCAAATTTGGCACAAATTTTAGCGATTTGTTGAAAAGAAAGCATAATATCATAGTCTGCAATCAAATTAGCTAGTTCTTGGTATGTTAATTGGGTATTTTTTCTTAATAAGTATAAAATTAAATCTCTTTGTTCCTTATATCTAACTTGGGCAGAACTCATTGAAGTCTTTTCAGAGTTAGCAAGTGCCTCTTCCTTCATTTTTCTATATTTCTTCTCAAGTTTTTCATTTCCTAATGCAAACTTTCCATAAAATCTTCCCCTAAAATTACTTTTAACATACTTTGAATTGTATGACATCGTCTTTGCACCCAATAAGATAAGTAATTTCTTCAATCTATAATTATAAAGTTTAAAATATCCTCTTCTTCCATGTAATTCAAACACATGTATCAAAGCTCTTGTTCTAAATATAGCCATATACCTATCTAAAAGAAAAATTGTTGGTAAAACTACTATAATACATAAGTTTTTTTGTCTCATTTGCATTGCCAAGCTAACTAAGACCTTATTTATTGGAGAAAGACTTGCTCTTGAACTAAATCCAGTGAAAGCTTCATCATAAATTATACATTGTCCTTTCTTTGCACCCAAAACTGCTTCACGAAAATCATCTGGAGTAAAAACAATACGGGAAAGATTTAAAGTTGGGTCAATATATTTTCCTAATTGTAAAGCAAAGGTTGATTTTCCACTTCCTTCCCTCCCATCCAAACAAACCACAAAGTCTTTATCCTTTTCGTGAAGTGAAGGGATAACTTTTTTATCTAAAGAGTTTTTTAATCTATCATCTATATAGTATTCAATTACATTTCCAGTTTTTTCTTCAGTTATTTTAGCAGTTCCCATATTTATTCAAAGTCATCCATATCAGAAGTTTTATATGCTGTTCCTTTTCCTTGCGAATTCTGTAATCTTCTCAAGTAAACAGATTTTTTAAGAAGTAATTGATATTGGACTGGATTATTTTCATTATCTTTTTGTTCAAAACCAATTCCAATCTTAGATTTTAAACTTCCTTGTTCATATATTTTTAAATTAATAGATTGAATCTTTTTATCAACTTCTCCACCCTCTTCTTCATCTCCCCCAAGTATTGCCCATATAGAATCTAATTTAATATTCCAAATATCATATTTTCCCTGTGCCATGAAATTATAAGATTCAATCCAAAGTTTTTCTAATGTAGAATTAATTAATCCAGCAGCGTTAATTCTTGATGTTTGACTATCTTCTTCAGCATCTTTGTTATAGTCTTTATCATAAACCATTAAATAATTTAATGTATAGGTTTTATAAATATCGTTTATAAGATATTATAAAGAATTAGAAAGATTTAATTTTCAATCGATATTTATAAAACTTTATTTTGTAACTTCTTAATGATACATAATTCATATTTCAAGTTTCGCTTGAATTCTTTAAGGGGGGATAACTCATGCTAGGGAATATAATTGGGGGCTTTATTGTAATTTTAGTTGGCACAGCGCTTCTTCCAACTGTCGCGCAACAGGTTGGAACAGCTCAAGGAGATGGTAATGTTACAGGAGCTGCAGATACATTAGTTGGACTTACAACTTTGTTCTTTGCTCTCGCTATTGCTACAAGTGCAATCGGGATAGCGGCTCAAGGGCTCAGGAATTCAGGACTTATCTAAATAAGATAAACCATCAAACAAAATCTTTATTTTTATAGAAAAGTGAAGAATAAAAGAGTAAAACTTAGAAAAGAATTTATTTGTTTATTCTTCATTTAACTTTTTGTTTATTATTTAGGAATATTTATAAACCAGAGTTTCGTAATCTTCTTATGAAAGAAGATGGATATTTTAAGAAAGGAAACACCCCTTGGAATAAAAATAAAAGAATGAATCTTAATTTAAAAAAGATTGAGAAAGAACATATTAAAGGAAAATCAATTTTGGATATTTCTAAAGAATTGGGGGTTAGTGATAGATTAATAAGTTTAAGGTTAAAAGAAAATAATATGTTTGTAAGAGATAAAAAAATACCTTCAAAAGATACAAAGGATAAGATAAGGAATACAATGAAGGAAAAGGGGATACAACCAAGAGAAATATATTCTGGAAAACCCACTAAAGGTTGTTTTAAAAAAGGAAATCTATCTTGGAATAAGGATAAAGTTGGATTACAAATTTCAAATAAGAAAGGAAAGAAATTTGGAGAGTTATATGATGAAATAAAGACAAAGAGAATTAAAAGAATGATTAAAGATAGTAGAAAAAAACAAATATTTCCACTTAAAGATACTTCAATAGAAATTAAAATTCAGAACTTTCTTAAGCAATTAAACATAAACTTCTTAACTCATCAATACATAAAAGAAATTGAACACGGTTATCAATGTGATATTCTAATTCCTTCAATGAATTTGGTAATAGAAACGGATGGAGACTACTGGCATAAATATCCAATAGGAAATGATATTGACCATATTAGAACGAAGGAACTTCTTGAGAAAGGATTTAAGGTTTTAAGACTTTGGGAATTTGAAATTAAGAAAATGGAATTAAATGATTTCCAAAGCAAACTTCTTCTCTAATCGATATTTATAAAACTTTATTTTGTAACTTCTTAATGATACATAATTCATATTTCAAGTTTCACTTGAATTCTTTTAAGGGGGGAACAAAATGTTAGGAAATATTATAGGTGGCTTTATTGTAATTTTAGTTGGCACAGCGCTTCTTCCAACTGTCGCGCAACAGGTTGGATTGGCACAAGCTGATGGTAATGTTACAGGAGCTTCAGACACATTAGTCGGATTAACTACTCTATTTTTCGCTTTGGCAATTGCTACAAGTGCAATCGGGATAGCGGCTCAAGGGCTCAGGAATTCAGGACTTATCTAAATAGAGAAACAAACAAGATGTTACATAAGGGAGAGATGAGATGAAGGCAGAAACCATAATGGCTGTTAGTTCATCGGATAAATCTCTCCCTCTTTTTTTTCTTTTATCTTTTTTTAATGGGGGTTTTATTTGTAATAATTTATAAACGATATTTATAAATCTTCTACATGTAAATTTCTTATAAAAGATGGGAAACAAATTATTTATTACATTTATTCTAGTTATTTTTCTTATTAGTTTGACTTCTGCATCCCCATTTGGTTATGATTATTTAGAACACGCAACAGAAGGAGTAATTTCTGGAGCAAATTATTCTATAAATGTTAATAATTCAAATTATCTTCAAGGATATACTCCAACAACATTAAAAGATTGGATACAAGGATTATTTGATTCTGTATATTGTAAATTAACTGGTTGTGAAATGACAGGAAATATATCTTCAACACAATGGTTTAAAGGATTATTTAATTGGACAACTACTGATGATTGGAGTAGTTTTGATGGCTCAACTTTTGATTTTAATGAATCTAAATTATCTACACAATATTTTTTAGCAAGTGCAATTAATTTAATAACTGGTTCGGGAGCAGGAAACTTAGAAGATATTCAAACCTATAATAGAACAACTTATAATGTCACAGAAACAAATTCAGATTTTGAATTGATAGTAAATTTTACTGGAATAACTGAATTTACAACATTATTAGTAAGACATAAAACAGACGAGTCTGATGGACATAGTTCATTAATTCAAATATGGGATTATACAGATTCTTCTTGGGAAGGATATGGATATTTAAGCGAATTAACTACATCTAAAATGCAAACATTTGGTATTTATGATGATAGCGAACATATTGAAGATGGGGTAGTTCAAGTTAGATTTTATTTAAATGAGGTTGGTAATGCAGGACATGTTCATCAATTTGATTGGGTTGGATTGAGTAAAGGATTTGGAACTCCTGTTGGAACAGAGGTTGACCCTCTTTCTTTTCATAGAGATGAAAATTTGGATAATTCTGATTATAATATTACAGCAAATACTTTTATAATATCTAATGGAACAGCAACAACAACTCACTGGAATATGTATGAAGATGGGAATGGAACTTTAGTATGGGAGCAAGAATAAAATGAAAAAGACATTATTAGTTTTATTAATGGGAATATTTTTAGTTAGTTTTACTTCTGCTGTAATAAGTTATAACGAAAATTTTGTTAGGGA